GAAAGAGATGTAAAGATATTAAAAGAATCAAGAACAGGTAATGCTGAGGAAAGTAAGCCGCAAACTATAAAAAAGGATAAAGAAGTTGGTAGAAATGACCCTTGTCCTTGCGGAAGCGGTAGAAAGTATAAGAAGTGTTGCGGAAAAGATGCGTAAACAAGCCATTTATATATTTTGAATTTACTGAAAAAACTCGTTTTGTCCACCATTTGTCCACCTAAATTTTAGATGTGGACAAAACAGAGTTTTTTATTTATTTAAATTTCCTATGTCTTCAAAGATGTTCATAGATTTGGTTTTCATTGCTGCGGTATTAGTAACATAAGTATTCATTGTTGTCCTGATGTCGGAGTGTCCTAATCTTTCAGATACATCTTTGACAGGAGCTTCATTTTCAACAAGCATAGTTGCGTGAGTATGTCTTAAATTATGAAATTTGAAATCAATTCCTAATTCAAATCGTGCAACTTTTGAAGGATATTTCATAGAATCTGTGCCATGAAATTCTCCATTTTCTTTAACCATGACGAGATAAGCTCGTTTTAATGGTACTTCATATCCGGAAGTGGTGTCTTGCGATATTATTCTGTATTCAGTTCTTCCATTTGGTAGTTTTTCTTCTTTTAGATAGTGTTTTATATAATATTCACCATATTCTTTTTCGTTTGTTTCTTGCCATTCTTTGTATTCTTTTAGTCCGTTTAGTAGTGTTTCACCAATCTTTATAGTTCTGTAAGAGGATGGTGTTTTACAAGCACCTAAATACCATTTACGAATACTTTTTCCTTTAATCGGTCTTCTGCCGGGTACAGCATCTGTATCTCTATCTTTTACAATTTGATTAACTGAAAGAGTGCTATTTTCAAAGTCAATGTCATTCCATGTCAAGCCATATACTTCTGATACTCTTAAACCTGTGTAATATGCAATCAATAACGCATAATACTGATAAGGCGATTTCTTAAATCGTTCAAGCATTTTTTTCACTTCGTCTTTTTCAAGTATAGATTTCCCTTTTTGCACAGGCTCAAATTTTGGACAGGAAACATCTATTGCCGGATTATAAGTGATAAATTTAGCTGTTTTAGCGAAATATTTAAAAGATCCTTTTATAACTTTTAGAATATTATTCATAAAGGCTTTTGTAAAACCTCTTTCAACATATATTGCGTTTACCATATCTTGCAATACAGGTGTATCAACAGCTTTTAGTTTGTAAAAACCAATACGAGGTTTTACATGATTTTTTATAATATTTTGATAAGCAGTTACAGTTGCTGTTGCTAAATTTGGTATAGCATAGGCAGTAACCCAATAATCCAAAGCATCAGAAACACTTATTTCAGAAGGCTCAAAGTGTTTTCCGGCTAAATTATATTGTGCAAGAGCTTTTGTTCCTTCTTCAAGAGCTTCTTTTTTTGTTTTAAATCCGCCTTTGGTTATTTGATTTCGTTTTCCATTTATTCTTGCAGCTTCAAAACGATACTCCCATTTTGTACCTCTTTTTCGTGTATTTATTTCTGCCATGTATTTCTCACCTCCTTTCAGTCGAAAATTTGTTCTTTAGAAATTTGAAAATATAGCACCTGCAAAGGTGCTTTATCTTTAGTGTCTAATCTATAATATAATCAACAGCTTTTTCGGCGATGCACTCTGTAACACCAAAAAATTCTGCTAATTCCCATTTATATTTTAGCCCTAATAATTTTGCCTTCTTTAAATCCGAAGGGGAAATAAGAGCTTTTACTGCCCATTTCTTTGCCCTATACTCTGCTTTATCTATTAAAGTTTCATCAGAGCAGGAAATAGGATAGGTTGCGTTGCAATAATAATGTCCTAATTCTTCAGCAATGGTACATTTTCGTTCAGTATCAGTAAGAGTTTTATCTAATCCGATAACTTTTAAGTTATCAATATAAATGCCATTGATAGTTCTATCAAAAAAGTAATCAACAACTTCAATGTTCTCTTTCTCTGCAAGAGAATATAAATTGCTTGTTTCCATTTAATCCTCCTTTTTAGGGTATCCGTAAAGAATTAAAAAATATACAAATGGGATTATTGCTAAAATACCAATCCCCAAAGTATTGCCGCCTTTTACGATAACAATTATTGCAAATAAGAGCATAAATAAGTTAAAAATGAATTTAAGAATGTCTTTTACTAAATCTAATTTCATTTATCATCAGATCCTTTTCTTCGATTAGCAACATATTCAGCAAATTTAGTTATTTCTTCTTTGTCTTCATCCGTTAATATTCCTTTGTTTTCACGAGATAAACCTATAACTAATTCTTCTTTTCCGGAATCTTTTATGCGTTGTCTCTCTATTGCTTCTGTATAGGATTCCAAAATAATACTTTTTAAGTCTGTTCTACCAAGTAAGTAATCCACAGAGCAGCCAAAAAAATCCGCCATCTTGTCCAAAGTTTCTTTATCAGGAAATCTCTCATTGTTTTCATATAAAGATATGGCGGTTTTTCCGAGATTGAATTGTTTTCCTAATTCTATTTGTGTTAAGTCCTTCTCTAATCGTAATAATTTTAATCTTTCGCCGAAAGTCATTTTAGCAGCTCCTTTCTATACTTATATTATAGTTTTCAAAATGAAAACTTGCAACAAAGTTTTCAAATTGAAAGATTTTTTTAAAAAACTATTGACAAATTTTCAAAATGAAAATATAATCTGCTTGTAAGTTTTCAAATTGCAAACCAAAGGAGGGATAAAATGGACTACTTAAAAGAAGCTCGAATGAAAAAGAAATTGACTCAAGCACAGGTTGCTAAACGATTAAAGATGTCTAAATCAAATTACTGCAATATCGAAAATGGGATTAGAGGGATTTCTTTAATAAAAGGAATGGAATTAGCAGAGATATTAGATATTCCATTAGAAAAAATAAAAAAATTTACAATCGAAGTCCACAAAATGAAAACAAAAAACTACACTATATAGTATAGCACAAAGTTTACATAAATTCAAACAGAGGGGAGTGAAGACATTGGAAGACTTGTCAAATGTTTTGAAGGAATTGCTTAAAGTTTTGAAAAACAACGAAAACAAGCATACAGAAGATGTGCTTTATACAGCAAAAGAAACTTCAAAGATGTTAAAAAGCAATGTGGACTATGTTCATAAACTGCGAAAGGCAGGATTGCTGAAGTTTATGAAACTCGGTGAGTTTAAATGTAGGAAAGAGGAATTGATGAGATTTCTTGAATGGAGTGAAGGAAAGGATTTAACAGATCCATTTCATGTTATTGATTTAGTGACAGGAGAGGAATGTTGTTATGCAGCATAAACGAAAGATAAAACTTGTGAATAAAGAGCGATTTGAAACATTTTTATCACTTATTGGGTTAGCAGTATTACTTGTGATAATAGCAATAGTACCTCGACCAAAAACACCTATTGAAAAATGGCACGATGCTATTGATGCAGGTATGAGTTGGAATGAATATATGGAGGAGGTGAGATGAAATGGATAAAGAGCAAATAAAGCAAGAATTAAAGATGGCTTATAAGGAAAGAGAATACAAGCAGGAAATGCTTAATTTTGTAGATAGAGATTTTGTTGATGTAGTGATTTATGAAATAAAAGCTATTGATTGCAAAATTGAATCTTTGAAAAAGATGTTAGATAAAAAGCCTGAAGTTGACTATTGTGGAGTTGACTATTCTGATTATAAAGAAAGCAATAGAGAATATTGGAACAATTATTTGAGAGGTTTAAGCAATGCGTTTATTCCATTAAAAAAAGAATCGTCAGCGACCAAACTAAACGATTCTTTGTAAGAAGTTATGAACTTAATTATAAGCTCTATATCAATTATAGAGCATAAACAGGGGGATGTCAAATGGGAGACAATTTAGACTATCTGTATGATTTTTTAGAAGAAGAAAAAATAATGAGAAATTCAATGAGAAGTTATCCAAAGAAAGTGGTGGTTGATAAATGCCAACAAGACAAGAATGGCTTGAAGAAAGAAAAAAAGGAATTGGTGGGAGTGATGCAGCAGCAATAGTTGGAATGAATCCATATAAGACAAATGTCCAACTATGGAAAGAAAAAGTTGGATTAGTTGAAGCTGAAGATATTTCAGAAAAGCCATTTGTTAAATATGGAACTCTTGCAGAGGATCATTTAAGAGAAATTTTCAAATTAGATTATCCTATTTATGAAGTAGAACATGAGGAAAACAGTATTATCAAACATCCTAAATATGATTTCTTGTTCGCCAGTCTCGATGGAAAACTGCGAAATAAAGAGACCGGCGAACTTGGAATATTAGAAATAAAAACAACTAATATTCTTACTTCTCAACATAAGGAGAAGTGGAATAAAAGAATACCGCAAAACTATTATGCACAAGTTTTGCACTATATGTTAGTTACAGGAAGAACATTTGTAGTTTTGAAGGCACAGTTAAGATATGAGTTGCCGGAAAACGAAGTTTATCATCAAACGAAGCACTATTTTATTAAAAGAGCAGATGTTGAAGCGGATATAAATTTTTTATTAGGCGAGGAAATTAAGTTTTGGGAATATGTTGTTGCCAAAAAAGAGCCACCGCTAAAATTGCCTGAAGTATAAGGAGGAAAATGATAAATGGAATTGTTGATAAAAGATTTGGTTGAAGTAAAACCAATAGAATTTAATTATGAGGAATTAAAGCAGGAATTGACAGCAAATCTCGGTCGTTATGAATCAATGATTTATTCAGAAGACAATATAAAGTCTGCTAAAGAAGATAGAGCTAATTTGAATAAATTATCAAAAGCATTAGATGAACGAAGAAAAGAAATAAAAAAAGACTTTATGAAGCCATATACAGAGTTTGAAGAAAAGATAAAAGATTTAATTACTCTTGTGGATAAAACCTCAAAAAAAGTGGATAGCCAAGTGAAGTTTTATGAAGACAAAACAAAGCAGGAAAAGAAAGATATTATTAAAGCTATTTATGATGAGAATATAGGCGAATTAAAGAAATTAGTATCTTTTGAAAAGCTGTTTAAGGATAAATGGCTTAATGTATCTGAAAGTTTAAGCAAGGTATCGCAAGAGCTTATGGAAGAAATAGAAAGGATAAAACAAGAATATGGAACTTTGCAAAAAGTTATTGCCGGAGATCCTTCAGAAGAACAATTAAAAATGTTTTTCTTCTCAATTTTAAGTTTGGAAAGAACATTAGCACAGAAGGAAATTGTAGAAGCGGAAAGACAAAAGCTGAAGGAGATTGAAGCAAGTAATCAGCAAGTTACGAAAACCGCTGATAATGAGCTAATTGAGGTTAAGTTTAGAGTTTTGGCTACAAATGAGCAACTTAAATTACTTAGTGAATTTTTAATAAAAAATAATATCAAATATGGGAGGGTTTAGAAATGGTGAATAATGCGTTGACAAAGAAAGAAGGAAAATCAACTTTTAGTGTGTTTTTAACTCAAGATGCTGTAAAAGCAAAAATAAATGAAGTGGTAGGCGGTAAAGATGGGCAAAGTTTTATGACTGCAATTCTATCTGCGGTAACTAATAATCCTGATTTGCAAAGATGCGATCAAATGTCTATTCTTAATGCTGCGTTTTTAGGGCAAACATTGAAATTATCTCCATCCCCACAATTAGGGCAATATTATATGGTGCCATTTGAAAACAAGAAATTAGGGGTTACAGTTGCACAATTTCAATTAGGATATAAGGGTTATATTCAGTTAGCGATGAGATCCGGATATTATAAAAAAATAAATGTATTACCTATTAAAGAGGGCGAACTTATTAAATATGATCCTCTAAATGAAGAATTAGAAGTAAAACTTATTGAAGATGATGAAGAAAGAGAGAACACACCAACTACCGGATATTTTGCGATGTTTGAGTATCAAAATGGATTTAGAAAGACTTTGTATTGGAGCAAGAAAAAGATGATGTCTCACGCAAAACAATATTCGCAAGGGTATCGTAGTGATTTAAATAAAGGCACACAATACACATTTTGGAGTAAGAATTTTGATGATATGGCTAATAAAACTATGCTTCGACAACTTATTTCAAAATGGGGAATTATGAGTATAGAGATGCAAGAGGCTTATGAAAAGGATATGGCAGCGATAATGGGAGAAGAAGAAAAACCATTATATGTTGATACAGCAGAAGATGATTTACAACCTCCTGCGGTTGAAATTCCGCAGAATGTAGAAGAAAAAACTGATGATGCAGCAGTAACAGCACCGGTTAATAATTCATCCACTTCTTCAGGAGATGATTTCTTTAGCGGTAGTAGTATTTAATATAGCGACTCATATTGCGAGTCGCTATGGGAGGAATGGCTATGGAAATACAAGGTGGTTGGATAAAAGCATATAGAAAAATGTTAGATAATCCGGTTTGTTGTAAAGATTCAGACTATTTCTCTGTATGGATGTATCTGTTGCTTAATGCTACGCATAAGGAACATTCGGTTATATTCAAAGGAAAAAGAGTGATACTTAAACCCGGACAGCTTGTTACCGGAAGACAGGTTATTGCTAAAAAATTCAAGATTTCGGAAAGCAAGGTGCAACGAATTTTAGCGGATTTAGAGACTGAACAACAAATTGAACAACAAACCGCATCTCGAAATCGACTTATAACAATATTTCATTGGGAAGATTACCAAGAAGTGAACAACAAAATGAACAGCGAGTGGACAGCAAATGAACAGCAAAATGGACAACACTTTGAACAACAAAACAATTCTTACAACGCAGGAAATAAAAGCGATACAGACTTTTTGAGTAATCAAAATGAACGACAAAATGAACAACAAGATTTGGGGAAAGTGAACACATACAAGAATACAATAAATAATTCTATTTATTTAAATTTAAATAAAAAGGACTTTGAAAATGTCAGCAGTTTTAAAGAGTTTGAAGAACTCGTAAAAGATTTGCCTTATATAGAACAGGTAAAGGCAAAATCAGAATATTTGGCAGAAAAATATAGATGGAAAAAATATTAAGAGAGGATGATTTTAATGATACACGCAAATATGAATAAGGACAAAAATGAAGTGCAAATAAAAGGAAAAGAGAATGATTTGATAGTTGAGATGTTTTTAATAATAAATAAAGTGTTGAAAAATATAAAAAATAAAGAAGCTAAAAATGAAGTGTTGAAAGATCTCAAAGGAATATCAGAGTGTGGAGATGTTGAATTATATTTTGCTAAAAATAAAAAGAAAATTATGAAAGTGAAGACTATTAGTATAAATACAAAAGATCCTGCTGAAGCATTAAAAATGTTAGAAAAAATGGATCTTCCTAAAGAAGTTGAAAAAATTGTGAAAGATGCGTTAGAAGATGCAATGAAAAACAACTAAAAATACATAGGAGGAATGAGATATGAAATTCTTATCGAGTGTTGAATATGAATGTCCGAGTTGTCATGGAAAATTAGAAGATGAGGTTATAGATGGAGTAGATAAAAAAGTATGTAGAAGTGAACAATGTAAAGCTATATATGGTGAAAAAGGGCAAATGTGGGATAGTGCGGAGGTGTAATATGGTTAAGTTTATTATTGCAGGAGAGCCGAAAGCAAAACAAAGACCACGAATAGGAAAATGGGGTGCATATACTCCTGAAATGACAGTACAATATGAAAATTGGGTAAAGGAATGTTATTTATCACAATTAAAAAATAAATCACTTGAAGGAGAAATACGAGCAAATATAACAGCTTATTTCGGAATATCAAAGAGCATAAGCAAGACAAAAAGAGTTGATATGGCTGCCGGAAGAATAAGATGCACCAAAAGACCTGATGCAGATAATATCGCAAAAATAGTTTTGGATAGCCTAAATGGTATAGCTTATGATGATGATAGCCAAATAGTTGAGTTAAATGTTAAAAAGTATTATTCAGAAAAACCTCGTGTAGAGGTAGAGTTGGAGGAAATATTATGAATATAAAGGAATTGCAGAAAGAAGTACATGAAAATTCTAAAGCCCATGGTTGGTGGGAAGGTGAAAGGAATTTCGGAGAATTGATTTCACTTTGTCATTCTGAATTATCTGAAGCATTGGAAGAAGTACGAAAAGGGAAAGCATACAACGAAACTTATTATAGCGATGGCGGAAAGCCTGAAGGAGTGCCAAGCGAATTGGCGGATGTTGTTATCAGAGTTTTAGATATGTGCGAACATTACAAAATTGATATGGAAGCTATATTGAAGGAAAAGCACGAATTTAACAAAAGTAGACCATATAAACATGGGAAAGTATTTTAGGAGGGGGAAAATATGTTAATTGGAATAATAATAGCAATGTTTGTTTTAGGAATGATATTTATGGTGTTTTGTGAAACAAGATATTCGGATGGTTATTTATGGGCAGGATTGATATGTTTTTTAGTCGGATTATGTGCAGTAGTATTTGGCTGTTTTAATGGCTTTATAAATTATCCTAAAACGGAAGGTACACATCAAGGAGTAATTACAGCAGTAGATTTAGAAGGTGTTTATTTTAGAAGATATGAGGTATATCTGAAGTCAAGCGGATATACAGCTCAAAGTGATGAAACCGTTTATAAAATATACGAATATGAAACGGAACTTGCAGAGCAATTAAAAAAGTACATAGGCAAAGAAGTTAAATTAAATTATGGACACGATGGAGGATATATAGGTTGGAAAAGTTGCGGAACATATCATATTAAATCGGTGGAGGTTTTAGATGAGAGAGATTAAATTCAGAGCTTGGGATACGGAAAGCAAGATAATGTTTGATTGGGATGGGATGCAAGAATGGTGGGAAGATGTAGGGTATCATGACAATATGTTTCGTGGAAACCACTATGTACCTATGCAATATACAGGATTAAAAGATAAAAATGGCAAAGAAATATATGAAGGAGATATTCTAAAATATGAAGTGCCTTGTGAAACAGGAAACTATATAGATTATATTTTAGTAAAATGGGGAAAAGTTGAATTCTCATTCTTAAAGAAAATTCACACTAATAAATTCCACAGAACTACATATCAAGGGTTATACAGATATGGAGAAGTCATAGGTAATATATACGAAAATCCTGAATTGTTGGAAGGTGAGTAAATGGAGATACCTGAAAAGATAAAGAAAGTGTATGAATTAGTAAAAAGAGGTACTGAAAATGAAAGAAAAGTCGCAGAACAAAAACTCAAAGTGCTTATGGAGAAATATGACATAAGAGAGGATGAGTTGGATGAAACAAATGTAGAGTGTGAATGGTTTAAATACAAAAATAAAATGCAACGAAAGTTGTTAATTCAGATAACCTATGCTGTATTAGGAGATGTACCTCTGTATGGTAATACTCTAAAGAGAAGACATATAGGAGCATATTGTACTAAAGCACAGAAAATAGAAATTGAGTTTATGCTTGATTTTTATTATAGGGCATTTTGCGAAGATATAGATATTTTTATGAGTGCATTTATTCAGAAAAACAAAATTTTTCCACCTCCTGAACTTGTAAAAGCTGAAGCAAGTGAAGGATTAACAGAAAAAGATTTGAGGATGCTGCAAATAGCATCAGGATTAGAAAAGCACGAGAGATTAAAGTGCTTAAATGAAAAGAATGTTTGAGGATAAAACAATGGATGAATTAACAGTAAAAGATTTTTTGAAGATAAAACAGAAAATATGCTTAACCAAAAAACATTGTATAAAGTGTGAATTTTATTATGGATGTACTCAAATTGCTAATGCTACTGAAAAAGAGATGGATGCAGTCATAGAGATTGCAGCAAGACATAAGAAAGAGGTTGTATGATGGAAGATTTGTTTGATTTTTTAACTGTTGTAGCAATTTTAGTCTTTGTATATTTTATGTGTAAGGGGTGAAGCGAATAGTGGAGAATATTCCTGAAAATAAAAAAGGTGGCTATATAATAAAGACAATGGAAGTCGGCGGAGATATTTATGAAAATGTTGAAGTGCCGAGCAGGAGAGATCTTATAAATGCCATAGAACAGAGTAAAGTTATTGCAATTCGTGAAAGAGGGAAGAAGATATACATAAACGGAAATTATGTAGTAAGTTTCCAAGAAAACTAAAGATAAGGAGGTATGGCGATGACTAAAAAAGAGTTAGGACAGATTTATTATCTGAATAATGAAATTGATATGTGGAGAAAAGAATTGAGTAGACTGCAAACAATGTCTTTGATCCCAAGTCAAGAGATTACCGGTATGCCATTTGTAAGCGGTACGAGTGATAAGGTAGGCAATTTAGCGGTAAATATAGCTGAAATACAGAAAACAATAGAAGAATTACAAGGAAAGGTAATTAAGGAATACATAAAAATACTCGAATACATAAAAACAATAGATGATAGTTTGATGAGACAAATAATTTATCATAGGCATATACTTTGTATGAGTTGGGGACAGGTTGCAAAGGCAATCGGTGGAAGTAATAATAGTGATAGTTTGAGGATGATGCACGATAGATTTTTGGAGGAAAAATAAAGTTGTTCGTTTTGTTCGGTTGGTATGTGATATATTAGTATTAAAGATAAAAGAGAGTACAAGTTAAACCTCCTTATAGTTAAATACACAAAAAGAGCTTATGCTAATGTGCGTAGGCTCTTTTTGTTATATGGAAGATTGGCAGAGAAGCGAATGCAGCCGGTTGCTAACCGGTAGAACGATAGTTCCAAAGGTGCAAGTCCTTTATCTTCCGCCATAAAGCGAGTTGATTCTAATGAAAAAACAAAAATTTGATTTTGAATTTTGTATGAAACAGAGAGAATGCAGGAGCTGCAAAAACAGGAGAAGTTGTGACGAAAGCGAAGAAATCAGAAACAACACAAAAAAGGAGTTCAGAAAAGGATTGAAAGGGAAACGAGGTGATACAAAATATGGGAGAAAATAAAGTGGGGAGACCAAAAAAATATTCAACTGTTGA